CCGGACTTTGACGGGTCAAATCCGTGGAGCTGGGAAAATGTGTTTCTTTGTGGTGATGTGGGTCCGGGATCAGCCCTTGAGGCGTCTGGCACCAGCTGGTACGAAAAGATGTACCAGTCACCCTTGTCTTATACCTCCGTTGAACTATGGAGAGAATACCAGGCAAGTATACCCGTAGATTCGCTACGAGCCCTAGCTGAAAGACAGCGTGATGGGCATTTCGGGCATCTACAGGTCCCGGGCGGTAAATACAGCAGTGTACTGAAATCCTTAACAACGGATCGCAGTATTGACATACAGCCGTCAGTCAACATGCTGGCCCAAAAAGGCATAGCGTGTATCTTACAGGCCTTCGTAGAATCACATTACGGGGTCAACCTCTCTTTCCAGCAGATGGTCAATCGCGAACTCGCTAGACGTGGCAGTATCTCGGACCACTTAGCGACGATTGACCTATCCGAGGCGTCCAACCGGATACCTTGGGCTTGGGTTGAGTGGGTATTGGAGGGCACTGAGCTGCTCGAATTGATCCGAGTTGCCCGGTGTACGATGATCACCATGCCGTGGGGTGAAACCCGAGCACTTCACATGTGCAGCGGAATGGGGAACGCGTTTACCTTCATCCTTATGACGGCAATACACCTTGCGGTTCTCGAGGCAGTCCATGAAGACCGCGGACGAGAGTTTAACAAACTCGTTCTACCCGGCTTAACCAGCTGGAAGAACACTACCTACTTCTACGGCGAAAACGAGCGTTTTGTCAACGCAAGTGGAGACGTGTTAAGACACGTCGCAGTCGAGGAGGCCCTAGAGCAATGGGAGCATGAGACATTACCTAATATCTCGCTACCAGACTGGGGTGTGTTTGGGGACGATATCATCTGTAAAGGTGATATTTACCTAGACGTCGTCCGAACGTTAGGGCTTATAAATGCCCGTGTTAACCTTGAGAACAGCTTCCGTCAAGGAAGCTTCCGTGAGTCGTGCGGCGGTGACTATTGGCTCGG